CAATATCATTGGCAGGTGATGACAACCACGCAACGCCATTATTAGCGGTGATGTTGGGTATTGATACAGGAGTAATTGCATAATAACCCGCCGCCAAATTGTAGCCACTGCCCACACCCACCGATTCAACGGCAACATCAACCGTTAATAATCCAGTTGCGAATGATTTACTTTCAGTGGTGATAAGCTGATAAACCACGCCGTTAATCGTAGCTGTTTGGATAATAAAACCCAGTGGAATAGATGTGGCAACAGACAAACTTGAACGGGTAAAAGTAATCACACCAACGGCTTTGGTCGCTGGTTTGCGTGTCAAGTTCACCGCGTCCGCTAACAAGTCCAAAAAAGAACTTGTGGCATAACGTACATAAGCGTTAGGTAATGCAGTCACTGCCAAAAAATTAACCAGCCACAACATAGGCGCGGTAATACACGCGGTAATCAATCGCCAAAACGGACTCATGCGGTCGTCATTGGTGATTAAACTGCCTGTGCTGGTTACAATTTCACGCCACTTTGTTTCAAGATCGGCTTGAGTTGTTGGTATGCCGTTGTCTTTTAAGACCTGGACAAAATTAACATCGATGCTCATAAATTTATCGTGAAGTCGAGTGTGCCAAATTTCACCGTATCGGCTGTAATCTCAAACTGATTAACCGACAATTCCGTAATAACAATTGTGCCTGGTATTAACCTTTCATCTTCCTCAATTAACCGCAAAAGCTGTTGAATTAAAAAAGCGCGTGTGGCTTTATTCCGTTCACCGATTAACGCCACCATCAACCCAGATTCACGAATTAAATGCTTGGTATCCTGTGCAATCGATACGCGGTTATCGCATAACAGCGGTTCGCCCGCATAATCAATTGCCAGATCGTCATCTATGATGGTTAAATCGAGATAAAACGATTCAGCCACGAACGCCACCAAAGAAAACCGTGTTAGGAATTTTTGGATTATCAGAAACAGGTTCGTAATTTTGGCAGGTTTGTTTATCGTAACCCTGCCCATGAAATAACTTTCGATTAACGCCATACGCTTTCGCGTGTTCGCAATGTCTACGCACCGAACAACCGTGATTCTCGCAATATTTAGCCATTAGCCACCGCCCGCCATTTTCATTTCATTAGCCAATGTCGCGCCGTTCATCTTTTGACCATAATTGTGAACAGTGACATTAGTATTCTTACCACCGCTGGAATTATTAGTAATCTTTGCACCCAACCCACCATTAGCCGCCGCAACACCTGTACTCACAGCACCGCCCGTACTTGGCATGGTCATTCCATTTAAGCCAAAACTTGCACCGCTCAATGAACTTAACACGCCTTTTAATTGATTCACTTGATCCATGATTCCTGAAAATGGATTCAAGCCTGCCAGAAATGATTTAAAACCACTCCACCACCCTTTTAAGGATTCCCACGCCGCTAAAATCATATCAACCGCCGAAAACAGCCCTATAGACTGCATCCAACTACCCGCCGTGCTGATAATCGCCTGTCCAACCAAGCCAATAACCAATTGCCAGTTATTCCAAAGAAAAACGATGGTAGAAATAACCGCCGATATGCCAGACAACACCGCATTAACCACACCAAACGCCCCGATGGATTCCAGCCAAGTTGATGCACTGGTAATCACCGCATCACTAAACGACAACACCGCCGCCTTTATTTCATCCCAATAGATAACGCATAGCGCAATAGCGGCAATTAAAGCCAGCACACCAATAACAATCCAAGTGATCGGGTTAGCCAACAACGCCGCCGCCCATGCCCATAACGCCGTGATGTTTATCCAAAGTTGAGCCGAAAAGGCAAACAACGCGGCTTTTATCGCCGCAAATACGCCCGTTCCTGCCAATAACGACATACGCAACACTACCCACGCCATACGAACCGCCGTTAAAAGTGGGGCTAACGGTGTTAAAGCGAATTTAACCGCCGTCCAACCCAAACCAAAACCACCCGCTAATAAACTACCTGTACCCGCAATAATCGATAACACCGACAACGCGGCAATTACTGCCACAATTGCCCCAACCACACCGACTAATAAATTCGTTAAGTTGGGGAATAATCGCGTCCACCGCGATACTTTGTCTGAAGCCGCGCTTAACCGTTCGTTAAACTTACCTATCCAGCTCACAATCGCGGGCAAGAACATAGAACCCATGTTGATTTTCAACTCATCCCAATGGTTAGAAAGTAACTGTATTGAATTGGCTGTTGTTTTGGTTTTAATGGCAAACTCATGTTCCATAGAGCCATTAAAGTTCATTTCATCACCGACTAAGGCAAGGTGTTTTTTATACACGTCCAAGCCTTGCACCAAGGTAGCCAATTTAGGCGCGTATTCCATACCAAACATACGCCCCAACACTAACGCCTGTTGATGTTTATCCAGTGTTGATATTTTTTCCAAAAATCCCATTAAGGCAGGTTGCGCACCTTTTTTAATGTTTGCCGCTAATTCGTCAGAAGTCATACCGATTTGTTTTAAACCCTCTTGAAACTTCTTTTTCTGAATTTCAGCCGTGTTCAGTTTTAGAAATAGCGCGTTGATGGTTGTGCCTGCCACTTCGGGGGCTTGTCCTAATGACAACAGTGTTGATGACAATGCAGAAACCTGTGTGGCAGTAACGCCAAATTGCCGAGACGAACCACCGACACGCGCTAACACGTCCACAATGTCACGCGCTTTAGCGTTCACGTTATTTGATAGATAGTTGACAGCATCACCTAAGTGTCCAATTTGTTGGACTGGGATACTAAAGATATTAACCATTTTGCCGATAGCATCACCCGCTTCACTGGGTAACATATCGAAAGCCGTTGACATTTTGGCAGTGGATTCAACAAACGAACCCAAATCAGGGGCTTTAATACCCTGTTGACCACCAGCCGCCGCAATTTCAGCAAGTCCAACGGCGGTTAATGGAATCGTGCGAGACATTTTCAGTATATCGTTACTGAAGTCTTTAAAGTCCTTCGGGCTTTTAAACTCTGTCACTTTCGCTACATTCGCCATAGCCGCTTCAAACTTAATCGCCTCATCGGTTCCCATTTTTATGGCGTTACCCAATGCCCACAAACCAGCCACGCCCGTGGTAACGCGCATCATGCCCGTGCGTAAACGGTCGGTTGATCCTGATAAGCGATTAAGGTTGCCCTGTGCGTTAGTCACGCCACCGCTTAAGTTATCGATAAGAGATAACCGAAAAATCAACTGAGTAAGTGAACTACCGCCCGCCATGATTATGCCTTTTTAAACAGTCTGAATAATAACGTGTACGGTCTGCTAAAAACCAACCAGCGAAACCGACACAAAGCAATAACAACATAACCGCATACAGCAAGATTTTAAAAATACTCATACCTTACCCATCAAATGCCTGCACAATTGCCGCCGCCGTGGCGTTTTTCAGTTGTTCCCAATAGTTACGCTCTAGCCACAACGCTTCCCCCATCATTTCAGTAGAGACGCGATTAATCGCGTCTCCATGATTAATCGCGTCTCTACCAAACCATTTATGCGTTAATATCAGTAATTGGTGATAACCGTTCTCATTAATAGCGTCGGCTATCTGTTGGGCTTTTTTACTTTAAACTCAATATCCCCGCTCATTTCTTCGGACAACACACCCATGATATTCATAACTGCCATACCGTTGGGGGTGTTATCACCAACAAGGATAAATTCTTTTAACCGCTCTTTATCACCGTCCACAACAGTACGCATTAGGTGATTAAATGATGGTCTGATTTTGTCTTTAGACGCGGCAATATCGTTAATGTAATTATTAAACGCGCTAATATCTGCATGAAACGATAAAGAGATGTCATCACCGTTTTTGGTAACAATCACTTCAATAGTCGGTAGTTTTACAATGTCACTCATGTTTCTTCTCTGTCTGATTTGTTATGATGAAAATCAACCCGCCCGCCGCGCTTTTCAATCGCACCTGTTAGCACTCTTAACACTTCGGCTGTTTCTTGGTGCATTTCAACCCACTTTTGCCGCTCAAGTGCAAAGTTAGCCACCATCGTGTTAATTTGGGTAATGTTTGCCGCGTTCAGTTGATTGATTTGCAAAGCGTGTGCCTCTTGCTGTTCTCTGTTTTGTTTTAACAGAAGATAAACAGCGGTAAATAACGCGGCAATCACTAAACCCGCTAAACCGCTTTCAGCAAACCCTTTAACTAAATCCGCATTCATAAAACCACCTAGGCAAACAAATCACGGGTATCTTTAGCCGCCAAATACGGCACACCGTTGATTCTGACAAAATCGCTTGAAGTTACTTCAAAGGGTATTTTATGCGTGGTTTTCGAGCCGCCTTTTGCATCGTTATCAAGCAAGTCAGACACATTCAGCACACAACCAAACAATTCAACCCGATGCTGTGCGGCTGTTGTTTTGCCTACATAAATAATATTAACGGCGGGCATATCGCGCCACGAACCCGCACCTTTTGCCACTTCAACCAACAAATTAAAATTATTGGTATCCAGCTCTAAATCGCCTTTGCATTCCACATCACCGTCAACATACCCATCAGGCACACCGCGCGTTTTAACGTGTTGCCGATTGTCTGAGATAGACGCGGTCATTTTTTCAACGTGTAGCAGTCTGTCACCCACCATCACATCAAAATCCAACGCCCCTAAATTCTTTTTTCCGCTCATAAAATAGTCTCCTTTGTAGAGACGCGATTAATCGCGTCTCTACGATTAAACAAGTAATCGCGTTTCTACGATTAAACAGGGTTAGATAAATCCAGAATGATGTTAGCCTCAATGGCTTTCGGGGCTTCATAAGGCGTGACTTTCAGATAACACACCAACTTGGTGCGTGTTGACCAACTCAACAAAATATCCCCGTCTTTGGGTGTTTTAATATCGCCTGGAAACGGTATGCCAAAAAACACCACCGATTTAGCCGCCGTGAATAGCGGTGCCATTAGTTTGTTAGTTGCATACTGCATACTGACAGGCGTTGAATTAATCGAGCGATTAGCAATCATGCTAATCAAGATCGGGTAAAGTTTGCGGGCAATCAAATCAACAACACGCAAGTTTTCAATCACTGCATAATCGCCTGTTGGTGTGTCGAGTGTTGCACCGTCTGAAAAGTAAACACCTGGATAACCGTGATACGTTTGCGGTACGCTAAATCGCACATCATTTAAGGCTTTGGCGTGTGCGTTGTTATAAACCACGCCCGCACTATCAACAGGAAAGCTTGAAACCGCTTTACCAACCAATGCCCCCGTTGCCACACGCATAGGCGAATCTGATACACGAATAGAGCTATTCGACAAACGCCCCGCATAAACACCCACTGAGTCACTGAATATTTGTGGTGCAACCGTTACGCGGTCGGCAACAATGCCAGTGGTTAAACCAGATAAGGCAGTGACATATTGCCCCCATGTTTGGGTTAAATGGTCAATTGCCGCCGTTGTCGCAATAAAGAACAAACGGATTGCATGACTAGCCCACAAACTAATTGCTTTGGCTTGCATTGCCAACAACGCCGCCTGATTTGCAACTGGGTCACAGATCACCACCGCCTCAACAACAATATGCGCATCAATCACCGCGTCTAAGGCTTCATCCCACGTTGCCGCACCTAATGGATAAGCAACCGCGTTCCAATTCGCCCCCGCGTTTAACCGCGCCGCTGTGATATTGGTTTTAAGCACCGATGCCCCCGCTCCTAACTCAACATCCAAATCAGATTCTGTGTTGAGATAAACAATGGAATCATCATTGGTTACAGTACCCGTACCAATGAATAAAAAATACTTTTCAACTTCTGTGGGTTCGCCTTGCTGTAAATTCAGCGCGTTGACCTGTACGCTACCTAATGCCATTTTAAAATTCCTCAGTTATGTCATTAATCAAAATATTAACCAACGTGCTTACTTCACTGTCTGTTGCACCCAATGCACTACGCGGGGCTAATACCGTATTCCAGCTTGAATGAGAAGGTAAGCCGCGTGCTTTACGCATTGCCCTAATCATTGCCCCCGCTTTACCGCTTTTTAGCGTTGCTGTTATTTGTGATAAAGAGGCTTTACGCCCGCCTATTTTGTAACCCAAATCACGCAAGGCTTTTGCTTGTTGCTTAGTGGCAGGAAAATTCTTATTACTGGTACCGCCGCCTTGTTGCTGTTTCAGCTTTGCCGCTGTCACTGTTTCGGTAAATCCGTATTGCTGTTTTGCCGCTATGTTTGCCGCAAAGCCTGGAAAGCTTACAATTGCGTCCGTTCCATCGTTACGCATGACTTTTAGCATTCGATACAGCCGCGTTAGCATCTTGCGTCTGTCTGAACGCGGTTTATGGCGTTTCTTGTACGCTGATCCTGCTAAGTCGCTTTGCCCTTGCACCCGCTTTTTACTAAAACTAATCACCTTACGGCAAAGCTTGGTTAATTCACGGCGTTTTTTAACGCCTTTTAACTTCAAGGCATTCAGCCTTCTGTTAGCAGGTATCAATCCGTCAATCTGAATATGAATGCTAGACATTGATTAAATCTCCTTCTGTTGCAACCCAAATCACCCCATCAGCAACCTTCCATTTTTTACCATCAAAATTCACAGGGCCCGCATTATCCAGCACCAAACTAACCACTTCTGCAAAATCAATTTCTATGGTCAACTCGCTGGTAGAAGCATCCAACAGTTGCACATCAAATACTATTTGCGCGTCTGTTCTATCAAATCTGTCCGTGTCATGTTCAATCAACCACGTTGCAATATTGCTATACAACAGGGCAGGGTCGTGTCGTTTGTGTGGATACCGCTCAATATAAAAAACGCCCTTGTAGCTATGGCGGCAAACTTCGATGCTTTCATCACTCAACACTTTTGAAGTTACTTTTAAATCAGGGCTTTCTGTCCAACTGTCAAAGTCGTTAGCATCAAACAGGTTTAACCCTATTAAAAATTCACTGAGTGCAATCAACTGTTTCATATCAAGCCTATAAACGTGTCACTGTTGGCACTCAGTGCAAAATCAGGCGCGTATCGGTTTAATAAATTAAATATCGATTGTTGCGCTTGATTAGCCCAATATTCTTCCGTTTGTGGCGATTCCTTAGCATCGTTTTCAGCATCCTTACGGCGATTCAAGGTGTTAAAGTTCTGTAATAACATCGCTTTGGCTTTGCAATACACCGCGTTTTTATACTCATGAATAGCCCACTCAACACCGCCAACGCTGTAATTAGGGTGTGCTGTGACATAAGCAGAAAAACTACTACCACCCGCCAAAACAATAACGGCTTTAACAGGCTTAAGGCGTTCATTGATACGAATAATACCCATCACCAAACCCTGTCTAATCACCCCGTTGTCATACTCAGCAGGTATGCGATACAAGGTCATTAGTTCATCTAAGGTCACATCACACCAAAACCCGTCATTGCTTACTGGGTCTAGCGTTGTCAGTTCTGGTTTACCCGAAAAGCTCATAATTCCTTCTTTGGAGTCCAAGCCCTAGGCTTGAGACTCTGAATTAATGCCTGTGTGGATATGGCTTTAACAACTCAAGCGAGTAAGCTAGTTGTCATCACCATAAGCACAGGACTTGAGGAGTTGTTAAAGTCGCTGTTTTGCCGTTGCCAGCAAGGTTTTAGCACCCCATCCTTCGGGGTTCACTTGCTTGGCTTTTTCGCAATACTCAACAACCGTTTTAAAATTTTCTGCTTTGTTGTGATGTTTAGCGGCAATCACCAACACTTTAGACTGCACGGGCGGCGATAATCGCCACCCATCCAACCTGACCACCACGTCATCAAGCAAAGGTAAAGCTGTTACATCATTATCCAGTTGGGTTTTTGCCCAGTCGTAAACCGCATCACAGACAAACGTCTGAATATCGCGCCGTGTGAATTTGTCAGGCATTTGTTGATGTGGCATAAGGTACAAAGCCAAATTTAACGCCGCCGTCATTTCTTCCTGAGTCACGCTCACATCAAACAGCCAAATCATGTACTGCACTGCCACGTCATTGGGGTAGTTATGCCCCTGTGCGACATAATCCCAAACAAAAGGCGCATATACATCCATCATGGTTTTTTTAGCTGCTTGCTTATCTTCCATAATTTTGATGGTTGATAAGCGTCCAATATCAACCGACAAGGCCGCCTGATATTGTTCAAGCTTTAACAGCGTAGGCTTACAAACATCAACTTGCATTGCTTGCCAGTCGTTTTCCTGCCTTGCCTGTTCACGCTGTTTTTGTTTAAGGCGGTCGCCTACGCTTACATAACCCATGACTAAGCCGCTACGGTAATGTTTTCAATCAAAGAAGCCGCGTTAAAATCTTCCACGATATAACCTTCATTGCGGCTGTTAAAATCTTCGTATTGATCCTTAACAGGGTTATCCCGTTGCAAACGCCGCCATGATGTATCTTGATAATAAATAGCCAAGTTAGCCAATGGCGTTACTAAAATTGTGCCACTGGGAAAAAATGGCGGTATCAAAGCAGGTAAACCACCTAAACGAGAAGGCAACGCCAAACCAGCATCCACCATTTGTTTCATTTCAGGATTAATCACGGTTTGCCCGTAATACTTGCCTTTTGCCGCGTTAATCAGATCACGCGATACCAACGCCACTAAAGTGGGTTCATCTTGATACCAGATAGCCAAGCGGGTAATTGCATCAAACACCAAAGAATCAAGCGAAGGAAAATCTGTACCATGCAACACAACAGGCACACCTACCGTACCCGCTAAATACTGACTACCACCGTTGTAATCTTTGATTTGTT